ACGGGCTGCGGCTGGTAGCCTCGGTAAAGCGAGAGGTCATCGAGCTTGGGGATAGATGCCTCTTGCATCTTCGCTGCGTGCTGCATGCTTACCGCCTGCATGCCTACGTCTGCCGCACCGGCGAGCCCGAGGCTGACTGCCTGCGCAATACCTGCCCGTCGTTGCGCTTCTGCCTGCTGTGACTGCATCTGCAGGGCTGCTATCTCCGCTCGCTCGGCCTGACGCTCGGCAGTGTCGGCCTCTCGAATGCTCTGCTCTTCTTGCTGCTGCATGCCTCGAAGCGTCTGCTGCTCGGCCTGCTCTTGCAGGAAGATGTCTCGCCCCATGACTGCCCGACCGCCGGCCTGTTGGGCTGCTGCCTGCTGCAGCGCCATTGCTTCAAGGTCGCGCGTGACTCCCATCTGCGCGCCTTCGGCCTGCCTGCGCATCCGGGCTTCCTCTGCTGCTGTGAGCCCAAGGTTCCCCTTGCGTTGGCGCGCGCGCAAGCGGGCAAGCTCGGCCTGTTGCTGCGGTGTAAGCTGCATGGCCTTCGCTGCTCGAGCAGCGCCGACACCTTGAGCGATGCCCCCTGCGGCCTTGGCTGCGCCGAGTCCGAGAAGGCCGAGTGCGATTGCGGACATGAAGACCTCAGAGGTAGAAGGACTCGATAGCGACGCCCCAGTTGACGACTGCGACGCGGTCTATCTGTGAGTGGGCGGCGAGCCCGAAGGTGACGACACCGTTCGGAGCGGAATGCACAAGCACACCGTCGCGCGACTGGTATGCCCCTGCGAGGGTATAGGGCTTTGTCGCGCCATAGTTGGCTGGGTTCGCCCACAGGTTGGTGCTATCCTGCACATTGACGCACTCTTGCGAGTGTCCCCTGTATGAAGAGTATGCGGTTGCAGGCTTGTTGACGTAGGGCGCTATCCAAACCTGCCGGTCTGTGTCGGTCTCCTGCCCGCCTCCGGTGCTTTCGTCCGGTCCTGCCTCTACCTCCCACCAATAGTGCAAGACCATAGTGCAAGCGCGCCGAGCGTCGACGGTGATGGCAGTGCCTGGGATTGCGTGAAAGGCAGTGCTGCTACTGCGCCCCCCTCCGCTCAGGTACTTTGTCGCAAACGTCAGGCGCACCATGCCCGAGTCGTTGCCGCCCTGGTGCCCACTGACACCGTGCTGCACTCCGCTGTAAGGCTCGACGCTGGGGGGCTGTATGTGCCTCGTGTCAATCCACTGCCCGGCATCTACGTCACCGGGCACAATGCCCTTGTGTAGATAGACGCGAAGCGCCTGGTAGTTGCCTTCGAGGTCTGCGGAGGCGCAGACAGTGCCGTCGGCAAAGGTGTTTGGCGGGCTGAATGACATCTACTTCATCCGATGCTTTAAAACTGCGAGGTTTCCGCCATTGTACGCGAGGCTTGCACCGTCGCTGTAGACGGTGTCATGCACGAGATAGTTGACGTTAGCGCTTTGATACGGGTGCATCACTCCCTTGACGACTACCCGCAGCCCGTAGATGACCTGCGTACCTGCAGCCCGAGGGTAGTACCAGGCGCCCGAGATACCGCGCCACCGTTGGGTGCTCTCTTTGCTCGCATTCGGCAGGATACCTGCGTCGGGCAGGTTTGCGTAGCGCAGGCCTGCGGGCATGACGCTCGAAGCCATCGTGCTCGCGAGCTGTGCGCCGTACTTTCCGCCCGTTGCGGTCAAGAAGTCGGACTGTAGAGGCACTCCGACATAGTTCGTGCGGCTTGCGCTCGTGATGTCCCACTGCAGGTAAAAGACCCAACACCCTCCCCACGTGTCTGTTTTCTGCGCTGCGCCCCCTCCTGCGTTGAACTCGTAGTACCCAAGGCTTCCGGCTGCGTCCCAGTTGCTACCCTGCGTTGCTTTCGCCGATAAGTTCCAATAGGCGCGGAGCACTTCGCCTGCCTCGACACTCAGGCCTGCGCCGAAGCTCATTTCACTAACATTGCCTGCACCATCTTCGATCGGGTGCGGGGCTGCAGGCATGGCAGTCATGCCGGCCACTGTCACTGAGCTCGTGTGCTTCCAATCGTTCTTGCCGATGTCTTGAGACTGCGCATGCGTCAGCAGCCAGCCCGACTCGGCGAACTGGGGCAGGTCGTGCGCTGCGTCTCGGTGATTGAAGGTGTTGAGGTCGGTCTGCGTGTAGCTGGCGAAGCGCGTGTTGAGGCTTGCGGCATCGAGTTCGTCACCTGCGACTATGGGACCGTCTGTGATGCGAGACATTAGCGCCACCTTCCTATAGCGAGATAGCGCATGCTGTATAGGTGCGCTTGGGGCACTGGTATAGCGCCCGTTGTGACTGTTGCATCGTCCTCAGATGGTCCTTCGATGCGCCACTGAAAACGAACCGAGAGGTCACCTTGAGGCACGAGGCTGCTGCCGACTACACGAAACGCTTCGTGGCAACCCGGCCCCCTCTTTTCTGCGATGACCACGCCGTTTACAGTGATTCGCAGATTTAGGTACCGAGGTGAACGTGGCGATACAGCGTTCTGCCCTTCGGCCATGCTCCCGAAGATGTAGCCGTTGCCGGTCCACTCAATGTGCAGCTGACCGCCCTTGAAGGCTGTAAGCGCTACTGCGGTGCCGTTCGAGGCATTCTGCCAGCCTCCCGGGTAGACTCGATACGCGCAAGCGTCCCACATGTTGCCGTCTGGGACATCGAGCACGGCAACGTCTTGCTGCCCTCCCACTGGATGCACCGGTGCGACGTAGCCCCGCAGTATGGCGTAGTCCTTGAGACGCGTCTCGCTGACGTAGTTGCCGGGCAGCTGGTCTCGGTCGAGCGTGGTCACGCTTGACTGCTGAGCGCGCAGCTCGTCGTTGATTGCATCGGGGCTAATCGTTGCGCCTGCGGTCGCCTCTCGTTGTGCCCATCGCTTCATGCTCGCCTCCCCATGACGACCTTCGTGCCCTTCGTGGTGAACTCGTACTCATGCCCGACGATGACGATGTCGGCGGTAGTCTCGACCTCGAAACAGAACCACGCAGCCGAGTGGTGAGCGACACTGTAGCGCAGAGGCACGTATCGCTCTGGCTTGTAGGTCGTCTGCCCGAGGGTGGCCTTGTCGAGGGTCGGCAGTACGTCTGCGTCCGGTGGCTGTGCCAGGTAGGTACGCTCGGAGACAGGCACAAGGTCAAAGTCCTTGTAGTGCCTGACAGTGATGGGCGCGTCGCCTGTAGTCATCACGAGAATGGTCACGTAGCTGACCTGCTTTTGTAGCTGCGCGTCCCCTGCGCTCCACCAGGCCGACCGGTAGATGCTCGTGGGTGGTGTGCGCCAAGTCATCTGGTCAGCGAGCACAACACTGCCCCGAGCTCGCTTGCCCGACATGACGAAGAGACCGCGCTGAGAGTCAGTGCTTGCGGCCTCTGCCCCGGTGTGGTGCCCGAAGACGATAGTGCCGTCTGCGCGAGTCGCAATCGCACCGACTGGAAACCCCTTGCGAGTGCTCCAAGGGCTCAGGCGCTGCGAGTCGATAAGCGCCAGGCGGTCAAGGTGCAGCACAAGACCCAAGTCCGGGCGGTCGCTGCCCTGCGTCGGTAGGTAGAGCTGGTACTGGCGCTCGGAGGCACTAAACACTCCGACTGCCTTGGGCATGCAGTCCGGTGTCATCTGCTGCAGTAGCTCATCCTGCCCGAGGGTCAGGTTGACGAGGTCTGCAATAGCACCGCCCTCGAGGCCACCCGTCAGGCCGTAGACACCATCGACACCCAGGAAGACGACACCGAGACCGGGCACCGCTGCGATAGTGTGCGGGCTTAGGCAGGTGACCGAGTTGCTGATTGTGCTGACTTGGAAGCCGCTTGCGTAGTCTCCAGTGACGACGTCAATGCCTCTCTCGCGGAAGACCAGCAGGTTTGTGTAGCTGCCGAAGAGGCCGGTGATAGCACCGCCTTCGCTGCTGAGCTGCACGAAGTTCGCGGCCCCGAACTGCTCGATGAGGCCAGGGGCGGAGAAGTAGAGGCTCAGGCCGTCATCAATGCCACCGTCGAGCCACAGACAGCCCCCGTAGAGCCCGGAGAACCGAGCCCGAGGCGCAGGGAGGGGACCGGTTGCCAAGTCGGGCCTAGGGCTGGCGAGGTCTGACCCTCGCACCGCGTCAAAGTAGAGGTCTTCGGCATTGTTGCGTACGACGTCGAGACGGTAGAGCGTAGTGTCTCCGGCTGCGTTGGCGTCGTTGCTGTAGTTCTTGCTGCGGTAGATGACTCGGGCGACAGTGCCCTCAGGCCCGATGGGAAGCCGTACGGCTACAGCGTGGCGCATACGGCTTGCACCGACTGGCAGACCCCAGGCAATGCTCGCGGGCTCGCTGCTCGGTCCCTCGCTTCCGGTGTTGCTGACGAAGGACACCACGTAGCGGTAGAGCGCTTCGTTTCCACCTGCTACCGCTGAGCTCCCGAGGTTGCTGCCGAAGCCGAGACCCCACCTGCCCCCGTCTGCGATTGCAAGCGGGTTGGACGGGCACCAGAGGGTGACGGCTCCGCTCATCACTGTTGGGTTGTAGGTCTCGCCTGCTCCCTTGGGAATCGGCGCAGGCATCGGGTTGACGCGCAGCGGCTCGGGCGAGCTCGGCAAGGAAGCGAAGCCGAAGGGGCGGACGCAGCGACCGATAGCCGTGCTGGCTTCGGCTACGTTGCCCAGTGGCCAAGGATTGACGAGAATAGGCCGGTCTACGCCATTCGTAACGATGGTGCCGTATGGGGTATCGGTGTACCAGCTGCCTGCCTCGGTGGGCGTCGGTAGGTGTCGACCTGACTGCAGGGTGCGCAGCGCAGGCACACCGGCTGCGTCGTAGTAGAGCTGCAGCTTGCCGTCTGCCTCGAAGAGCACTGCCTGACGGGCACCGCCTGCGAGCTGCTGCGTGACGTGCAGCGAGTAGATAGGACCGGTCGTCTCGAAGGGTGCCCAGTCGTTCTGCCCGGTGCGGTACTGCTCATAGCCGACACGAGAAGACCAACCGCCCGACACCCTGTCAAGAGTCCAGTTCTGCAAGACCCCCGCGTCTTGCGGGTTCTGGGGCAGTCGGGTAGCTACGCCACCGGCAAGCGGGGTTTGGTACTGCGACTGGTTCACGAGAATGTCAGGGGGCCGTAGGGGTTGCGAGTAAAGCGATAGCCCGCAGTGGGTGTGCCTTTGATGATACGCCTCGGCACTTCCTTCAGGTAGCGTTGCTCCATAGCCTTGAAGAGCACGTCCTTCTTGCGCTGGTAGACCGAGGATAGCGCAGGGTTCGACACCTTGAGCGTCAGCGCCTCGAGGGCAGCGTAGGCAACAATCTGAGCATAGGCCGCAGGCACAAGGGGCACGTCCTGGTCCTCTTGCATGCGCGTTGGAGCGATGACCATTCGAGTATTGAGCTGCTGGTCTCCGCTTGGGTGCGGGTAGAGCTCCACGGACTGGTAGACGCCTGACTGATTCCAGCGATAGCGCACCGCTTCGCTCTGGAAGGCTTGCGTGCTCAAGTGAGCGAGCCCAAGGTTTGGCTTGAGGGTGATGCCGCCCTTGGGGGGTACTGTGTCGACTCCGACCGCAAGAGCGTCCTCGGTGTCGGCATGCCGGATGCGCACCGGTGCGAGAATGTTGGCCTCGGGGCAGGTGAAGTAGTACCGACGGTAGAGGCCGGTCTGGTTGGGCAATACCTCGGGTGTCATCGTCAAGGTCTGCGTATCGGTCAGCGCGAAGGTGGCCACCTTCGAGAAGCTCGACTCGAAGCCCGAGCTCACATCGCGGCGATAGGTCTCGAAGGCCTGCGCATGCGGTCCCTCTACGTTGCACATGTAGACATTGATGGTGCGAACGCCCTGCCCGACGCCTGCTACCGTTGCCACACCTCGAGGCATCTGCGGGGCAGGCACTCGCCTGCCCTCACTGGGCAGGAATGCCTCGATGGTGCCGAGCAGGTTGGGGTCAAGGTTCGCGTCTTCCCGTTCCCACTTTGAGAGGAAGAGCGCCTTCGCGGGTACGCCTACGTGCGGGTCGCTGACGTTCTGCACGGTCATGCAGTCGGAGGGCAGGTACACTTCGCGCCGCTTGACCGTCGCAGTGTATGTGCCGCTTGTGCCGGTGTAAGCGGTGCGGAGGTATAGGCGAGTGCCGAGCTCTACCCATGCAATGCGGTGGCGGTGCGAGCGCCCTGCGGAGTCGGCGAACTCGACTTCTGCGCCTGCGAGGTTGCTGCCTGGCTTGATGGGGTCGGGGCTGACACCGAACGATCCGGTCACCTGAGCACTGCCCGAGGTGACTGTCAGGGCGAGCGTCGTATCTGTCCACACCTGCAACTTGCGGTCTCGAGACGCGAACGCCCAAGGCCTATCGGTCAGGCACCTGGTCTGCGCATCGTTGAGCAGCGTGACGAGCTGGTCGCGGTAGGTGTCGTTAACCGGGTCGTAGTCTAAGAGGTTGCCGCAGAAGTCGAGCAGCTCGATGAGTCTCATAGGGTCACCTCAAGACAGAGAGAAGGCCCCCCCAACCTTGGGGGGAGAGGTCGGAGGGGCCAAGACAGTCGCAGCCGAGAGGACGCAAGGCCGCGACTATCTGTGCGGATAGTCAGTACTTCTTGATGACAAAGACCGGAGCAATGTTTGCAGTATCGACGTCGAGCGCAATGCCGCAGACGCTGCCCGTCGTGGTGCCGGGCACCTCGATTTCGGCTCGCCCTGCGGTGCCGATGGGACCCACAAGGGCGCTACCGGCGACGGTGGCTGCTGCGACAAGCGCCTCAGCGACGTAGCCAGCGACAACGACGCGCACTTGCTCGTCTGCTGCGACGGTTTCGAGGGCTACACCGAACGCGCCTGCGTTGCCCTTCGTGGCGACCGTAGCGCACTCCTTGACGTAAAGCGCACGGTCTGCACCGGTCTTGGATGCGTCGAGCTCAACCCAGTCACCCTTGGTGATAGCACCAGAGCTAAGGAAGGTCTCAAGCTGTCGACGGTTGGAGGTGTCGGAGGCCTGACCGGCTTCGAGAAGCTGAACGAGAGTAGAGGTAGCCATGGCTCAGGACTCCGCATCGAGAAGGACGCCATGACTGGCGAGATGGCCTGTGACCAACTGCATACGGCAAAATACCATAGCGGCTTCGGTCGCAGTGCCAGGGACGGGCATCATGTCGCTGACTTCAAAGAAGCCGTCGGTGTCTGCGTAGAGCTGGAAGTTGCTGCTGCTCAGCACGTAGGCGCTGACCGGCTTGGCGGGGTTCTGCGCCGTGAAGCCCAAATTGGGCTCGACGTAGATTTTGGCACCGCGCCACATGGCCACCATATCGCGGTCAAGACCGTCCCGGTCGCTCGCGCTCACGTACTGAACGTGGCTCTGCTGCTTGTTCTGGAAGGCAGCAAAGCAGTTCGGAGACATGAAGATGATGTCAGGGAACTCGCCTGCAGGGTTGCGAATCTGGCAGTCAATCATCAACTGGTCGAGATGGCTGAGCGCAAAGTTCGCGCCCGAGTCATAGAAGTTGTTGAACCAGTTCTGAGAGCGGTAGGTCACCTTCGAGAGGTTGCCTACAACGTTCTGCTGAGTGCCCGTAGCGATGCCTTCGAGCCAGCCCGTACCCGGTGCGGTAGTCATGCCGTTGAGGGTCTGCAGGGTCGTGAGCTTGGTGCTGTTGCCCCGAATGACCTGCTTCGAAACTTCCTTCTTCAGCCCGAGCATGACGTTCTTCATCTTCGATTCGAGGATGTTGACGACTGCAAGGTCACCCTTGTTCGCGGCCTTCTCGACTGCGGACAAGATGATGGGCTGCGTGAAGTTCGAGTACTCGAACTTGGCAGTCTGGAAGGGGTCTGTCACGGCCATCGAGACAGGCTCAAAGCCGTTGCTGAGCTCGGTGATGCTGCTGTGCTCGCCGAAGATGACAGGCTGCTCAACGCGGAGACCGCCCGAGACCTTGACGAGGTTGCCAGCGGACTCGATGGCGCGGAAGAGGGGGTGCGAAAGGAAAGAGTTGTCAATCAGCTTGTCGCGCAGGAGCTGCAGCGTAGTGCTGATGACTGACTGAGGTGCGGCCAAGGTGGCCTCCCATAGCGGTTTGGATTCTTGCGAGTTCGGGGCGTGCTGCGGTCGTCGCAGTGCCGAAGGCGCAAGGCTCCGCAATGGGGTGGCCTTACAGTGCCGCTACTGTAGCACGGTGCTACCTACGGTGCATAGCCTGAGCCATTGCGAGAATATCCGCAGCACTCGCTTTGCGTAGGTCGCCCCGCTGCGGCTTGCCTCCGCTGCCCCCTCGCCTCGGTGTGCCGGTGCCCTTGAGCGCTGCCTCTTTAGCTGCCCGACGCTTGGCGCTTCGTGTCTCGCTCGCCTTGGCTGCATCGAGCTTTGCGCGCTTGCCTCGTGCTGCCCAGTAGGCCGTTTCGAGGTCGAGCGATTCGTTGCCCTCAAGCAGGTGCTGCACCTCGGAACGCAGGCCGGTGTCACTCTCGAAGTCGGGGTGTTCGGTGATAAAGGCTTTGTAGTTGTCCTGCGCAGCCATCTGCTCATACTCGGCTTGCATCGGTTCGAGCACTTGTTGCAGGCGCTTCGTCACCTCCTGCTCAATGCGCGCGTTGATACTGTCTTCGTTGAAGGGGTCGTACTCGGGCAGCTCTTCCCGAGTCGTCAGCGCCTTCTTGCCTCGCATGAGAGCTTCCCGCTCTCGCACGAAGTCCTTGCGCTGACTGCTAAGCTCTTGGGTCTTTCGGGTGTAGTCTGCGTGCATGCTGCGCATGAGCTTAGCGATGTCTGGGGGCACCGACTTCACAGCCTGTTCCCAGCTCAGCCCGCGCTTTCGTGGTGCCTCTCCTGGTGTGGCCTCTTCCACCTCGACTTCTGCGCCGTCGTCTTCCATTGCCGCCTGCATCGCTGCAAGCTCGGCATCGGGTGCGGCTTCGGGTGTCGGTGCCTCGGGGGCGGTTTGCGCTTGCACTTCGGCAAGCACCTGCTCGGCTACGCTCTCGTGTGACATGTTGTCCTCTCTATTGGATGAGCTTTACGGGTTGCCCGACTTGGCGATACCAACCGGGGTTCCAGCCTGGCGCCTTGATGAAGGCGACAGGACGGCCCAAGAAGGTAGCGCCAAGCTCGAGGACACTGACTCCTTGGATTCTGTTGACGAGGAAGGTGCGCCAACCGGGCAGACCGCCCGTTGCTGTCGCTGACTGAGGGTCAACGTAGAGGTGCAGATAGACGCGCCCGTTCGTGCCCTTCCAGATTGCATGGGGGTTTCCTACCCGCTGCCCCAGTGCGCCTGGTGTCCCCTCCGGTTGCCACTTGTCCTTGTAAAAGAAGGTGACGGGCTGCTTTCGCTCTATGGCCTGCACAAGGTTGCCCATCACTCCGCCCTCATAGGAGCGGTAGTAGGCTTGCTTGCGGGTCGTAGGGATGACGCTCTTGGGCCGCTTGCCGAAGCCGAAGAGCTGCGCGAGACGCAACCGGATGGACTTAAAGGCCATGGCTATCGCCGCATGCGCTGCGCAAAGTCAAACTCTTCCTCTTCCTCTTCCTCTTCTCCGTCGGGCTCGATGACGGTCTCTTCCTCCATGACTTCCTCTTCTACTGGAGCATCGAGGAACTCGGCAAAGGCCTTGTCGCTGGCGAGTTGGGTAAGCGCTGCGGTGATGGCAGTAAGCTCGCTGTCGCCTTTGATGTCCTCGAGGTCAACCGGGAGCGGCTTGCCGTAGTCGCTCGCGGCTGCGCTCATCATGGCGAGGAAGCGTGCAACGTCTGCGTCCATTGCCTCAACCGGTCCGCTGTAGGTCTCGGGTGTGAGGTCGAGCCCCATGACTTCCGCAGCCTTCGCAATGGCCTTGGTGAGCGCAGTGTAGACCCTTGCCGAGTACGGGCGGTCGGGTCTCGGCACAATGTCTGCCATCTCCTCGCCGATGAGGCTGTCTTGCTCTTCGGCAATGGCTGCGAGGTCTGCGGGCATGCCCTGCGGGGCACCGGATGCAATGACGAGGGGCATGGCTACAATCCTTGAGGGGGTAGGGGAAGGGGTGCCTCGGTAGGCGCTACGGGCTCGGGCTCTACGACCTGAGCGAACGACTCGGGCAGTTGGTAGGTGCGCACGAGCTCGCCGAGCACTTGGGCAGGGTCGGCACCGAGCTGCACGAGGAGAGGCACCAAGCGCTCGAGGGCCTGTTGCTTCGTCAAGTCGCTCATCGGGGTGGTGCCTGCGTCGACTGCCCAGTAGCTGAAGTCGCCGGTGAGGTCGTCGGCCGACAGGATGGTGGGGCCGACCGGGTTGGGCAGCGCAAGGGGCTCGGCATCGTCCCCGAGCACGACCGACAACATGATGTTGTAGGTCTTGGCGATGGACGTGATGACGTGGTCGCGTGTTCTCGCATACCTGCCCACCTCGCTGCTCGTGTAAGCCGAGAGAAGCTGCTGCTCGGTGGCTGTGCTCTTCGTCACCTCGCCCCTCGTGAAGGGTGCGAGCAGGCCTGCCTCGTTGATGTCGTTGCTGACCGTCTGCGCGTAGATGCTGATGTCTGCAGGGATGGGCGCCTGGGGCACCGGCATAATGTTGCCTTCGAGGGGCGCGCCTGGCTGCAAGTCGATTTCGATGAACTCGCCGTCGAGACCCTGCGCTATCTTCGCGGCACCGTCCTCGGAGAGGAACCCTGCCCGCACCATCCACTGCCGAGCCATGCGCCGCACGCCTTGGGCTTGGTAGGTGCGCATCACGTTGAGCTCGCGGAACTGGTCCATGCTGCGACGGATGAGCGAGTAGCCCCGCAGGGGTGTGTCAGGGTCACGCGAGAAGTAGAGCGGAATGATGGGAACGACGGGGCGACCGTTGGCGGTCTTGTAGGGGATGCCCGTTGTCTCGTGCTCTACCTCCGCATCGGGGCGGTCTGCGTCTGCTGCTGCATCGGCATCGAGGGCACCGACCTGCACTTGCACGCCCTCGAAGAGGTGCGCCTTGCCGTCTGCGTAGTCGGGCGACCACACGACGAGCGAGTCACCGAGTAGGTCGTAGACCTCCACGATGCGCACCCACTGCTCTTCCGCTGGGGTCTGCGTAGGGTCTCCCAGCCCGAGAATCTGATCCTTGCCTGCGATGCCAGTGCTCTCAATCCACTTCGAGTACGCGCGAGCTCGCAGCTCTTCGGGTGCCTTGCTGTAGCGCTCCGCAGCCTCGAGCAGTGGCATGAGGTAGACATGTCCGACGTAGCGCTGAGACTCCCAGGAGGTCGCAGTCGCGTCTACGATGACCTCCCAGGGCGAGAGGGCTGCGCAGCTCACTCGCTTGAGCGGGTCTGCCCCCATGGTCGGGGCGAGCTTAACGAAGCCGGCCGGGTAGATGAGCGCCAAGCGGGTGGCGTCTTCGAGCTGCTCGCGGATTGTGAGCAGGTACTGGTTCGCCGTCGCCTCAGCGACTTCTGCGTTGCCGCGCCCCCGGATGTCTGCCTGCACCTCTACGCTCGGGTTCTTGGCGTAGAGGCTCCCGAGGTAGCTCTCAACAACCGCGTAGGCCTTAGGGACTTCGGTGCGAAGGATGCCGTCAAGCGTCGGTGCGGACGTCTCAAAGAAGCGAGTCATGTAGAGCGCGCGCATCTCGCGCAGCTCGTCTCGCCTGCCCTGCCAGTACGTGTCGTGCTGCTGGCAGATTGCCTCGCATTGCTCGGGTGTCAGCATGTAGACCTCAGAAGGGCAAGGTGTGCGACCGGATGCGCCGAGCTCGGCTGCGGCTGATTAGGTCATCAATACGGGTGCGCCCCGATTGTAGCGCGTGAGTGCGCCAAGATGAGGGAATATCGCGCAGGCACCGGTATGCTAACGCCATAGCCATAGCACTGTCATCATGCCCGCCTTTAGGTGCCTCGGGTGCGACCTTGCCCGGTGGGATGGTGAGGCTGCGTAGCTCCATCCACGTCACCCGGTCCATGACCTTCACTATCTGCAGCGACTCGCGCAAGGTGTCGAACGCTTCGAGCTTGCTTTGCAGGGTAGTCACCCATGGCCTGCCCTTCGGGTTGCGCCACTGGTAGCGGTAGCCGCAATGCGTCACCTCGAGAAGGAAGGCGTGTCCGTGGTTGTTCGACTCGGCCAACATGAGTGCATCGTTGTAGCGGCTCGCGACCTGTATGCAGCGATGCGCCCACGCTGCGGGTGTGACTCGGTTGTTGCGCTCGGTGTAGACCGGCTGCATTGTCGAGACCGAGACGACGCACAAGGCCGAGTAGTCACCACCTACGCCTCCCCCGATGTCGACGCCCATCACGTAGCGGTCATGCGGGTGTGGTGCCTCAACCTCTCTTCCGTGCGCCTTGCCGTGTAGCTCGTGCTCGATGACGTGGACGTCTTGCAAAACCTCTTCGCCGTAGTACCCGCCCTCTCGCCCGAGGAAACAATCATCGAGGCAGGCGGGGTACTCACGACGGAACTTGTACGGCCCCAAGGTCGCGAGGTAGCGACGTCGCCAAGCCAACTGCCCGTCTGTGAGCTGGTAGGCCTTGGCAAGCTCGGCCTCGCTCTCCGTCAGCTCGAAGCCCTCGGGCACTGCGTCGCAATACTTCGGTTCTTCGTGCCACCAATGAGTGATGAGGTGCCACCCGTTCTCGGGCGCCCCTGCGATGAGCTGGGAGAACCGGTCACCTGGGTTGTTGGCGGTGCTCTCGGCAATCAGCAGCCCGTCACCTACTGCGCTGAGCGCTTGAGCAAGTAGTTCCTCTTGGTCAGGTGCAAAGGCGAACTCACTCAACAACGCAGCAGCGGGCGAAAAGCTCCGCAGGCCTGTCGAGCTGCGACTGGTGAAGGCTTTGAGGGTTGCCCCGGTGTCTGCGAGGCGCAGCTCTCCCTTCGCTCGGGTGTCGAGCTCGCGGCGAAGGATGCTTGGAGGGTGGTGCATCCATCGGCGATTATCGTCGAGAAGCGCGGTCGCACTCTCTGCCCGTAGTGAGATGAGCGCGAAGAGTGCAGCGGTAGGGGTCTCGGTCCACTGTTGGTGCAGCACCATCTTGCACGCGGTTGTAGCTGCTACCTGTCTCGCCTTAATGACGAGAATGCGCCTATAGCCTCTCTTTACGGCGTTAAAGATCTTGGTCTGCATCGGCAACGGGTCAAAGGGAATCTCCCGCTTAGTGTCTTTGTCCTGCACTCGATGCAGGCGGCAGAAGGTTGCAGGGTCGCTCACTAAGCCTCGCACCTGAGCGTGCAGCGCAGGGGGTACGCCCTTCGGTATGAAGGTCATGGCCTGTCCCCTGCGTCTCGCGGTCCACCTGGCACCGGTTGACGGTAGCGTGCTCTACAGCCCGAGGTGTCTTTTTTGGGTGCGCCGCAGGCGAGACACTCCCCACGACCCTGCTCGGCTCGGATGTGCGCAAGCTGCGCCCATTGTGTGCGTTTCATGTTGTCCTCTCCCTTGCAGTCTACCACTCCCCCACGAGCTTAAGCACGTTCTTGAGCTCTTCGACGTCTGGGGTGTCCGTGGCTGTCGCTGCCCGCACTGCGCTTGCCTCTTTGCTCCACTCCAACACCCGCCAGGCGCTATCGAGCTGCGCCTTGTTTGGTGCCTGCCGCCCCTGCAAGGTGCCCTCGATGCAGGTGATGGCTTCGGGTGCGAGCTTCGCAACCGCTTCAAGAATCTGCTCTGTAGTCATAGGTGCTTTCACGTAGAATCTCCGAGAATGACGTCATAGTGGGCGGGGCAGACCCTGCACTCTTGAGAAACCCCATGGATAGCTCATAGTGCAGGGTGTGGGGGGTTTAGAGTTTTCTCTGGTTTGTTTTTTTCTTGGGTATTTATGGTCGGTCACAAACCGGCAGAAGTACCACACCCTGCACTATACCGAGTATTAGGGCATTTACAAGAGTGCAGGGTTTGCCCGATGCGCTGAGGGCTGTGACACAACTATGACATTGATGGGACTTGTGGGCCAAGTGTCCCAATGGTACAAGTGTCCCACCTGACCCAAGGAGCCCACATGACCCGCACCGACCGCCCCAGCAAAGCCGACCGCGACGGCCTCAACACCCTCGTGCTTCATCGAGACAGCACGGTCACGTTGTGGAGTTGCACCCGTCAGCAGTGGGAGCGGGGCACACCCTCCGACTCCGACCTCTCAGAGTGCAGTCACAGCGACGCTGCCCGCATCGCTCGGCACATCGCATGAGCCCCGCTGAGTACCTCGGGGACGTTGCCGGCCTCGTCATTATTGTGACCCTTCTCTTCCTCGCCATGTCCCTCTGAGGTCCCCATGTCTGACTCACTCCGACACTACTGCACCCCTGGCACTACTGCGACGCAAGGCATGTGCGCCGAGCTCCGCAAGCTTGACGTTTACATTGGCGAGGTCGTCCACGAGATGCGCGACCTAAGCCCTGCAGACCTCTACCTGCGCCTCGAGCGCCTCAACCGGCTTGCCGGCTACACCCTTGCCGAAGTGGCGGACGGAATGACCGCCCTCGAGCAGCTCAACAACAAGGCAGCATCGTGAGTACCGCAACCTTCTTCCGCCCCCGTCTCTCGCTCGAGCTCGAGCACAATATCAAAGCCGCCGCCGCCCTCGCGAAGCTCACCGTGCCCCAGTACTTCGAGCAGATCATTGCCCCGATCGTCCTCTCGGACATGAGAGCGCGCATCGAGCGCCAAGCCCTGCAGCGCATGGCAGGTGAGGGATGACCCGTCGTCGACCCGGCCGTAAGGCCCCTGCCGCCAAAGCAGCGCCCTCGACTGCTGGCGTGTCCGCAGATCTGAGCAAGCTCGAGGATATGGTCAGGACCATCGGCGAGGCTGGCGATGACCGCGACAAGGCGATCAAGTCCCTCGACAAGATGCTTGGGGCCCTGGCTGAGAAGATCGACGCGATCGACGGGTTCCTCTGCTACGAGTACAACCAGGAGCAGGACGAGGGAAACGAGATCGGCAGTCTCACGGAAGTGGACTGGCTGGGGGCAGTCGGATGAGGCCTCGCCTGACTCCCTGGTACGTCTTCGGCATCGGGCTGCAGCGCACCCTTCGAGAACCGTATCTCGACGCAGACGTGCCCCCGTCCATGCCGCCGCGAGACGCCCCGCCGTGCCCCGCGTGGTCTCTGCGTAGGGGTGACTCGTGACCCGCTCACACTGGCTACTCGTCGCCATGGCGCTGACGCTCGCCCGGTGCAGCTACGACTCCGGGCACCGCGCAGGAGTCGAGGCCGGCTACTGGGACTGCGCCGCAGAGCTTGGGGTGGTCGGATGACCCTCAAAGCTGAAGAGCTTGCACAGACCGCAGTGTGGCGAGACCGCTACTATGCGGAGACCGACAAAGAGGTGAGGAAAGGCATTCTCAAGGATGCAGGGGATGAGTTCGGGATTCGTCCGGCGGCGGTTTACAAGCGTTGGTCTGACAATGGGATGCTGCCCGAAGAGACGACCCTTACCACGAGATTTCGCGAGCTTATCGCCCGGAATCCGTACCAAAGCGATCGTGAGATTGCGCGCCGGGAGGGCGTAAAGGCCGATTCTGTCCGGTGGTTTCGTCGCAAGCTCGGCATCTTGCCCGGTTGCGGTCAGCGTCGCGCAGTCATCGAGCAAGAGGTTGCTATCTATGTCGAGAACTGGCCGGACATGAGCCCCGGCGAAGTCTACCGCTCTATCCTCGCAGACGATGAGATGCCGTTTCGGCTCAGCCGGTGGGCGGTGCGAGACGTGTGGCACAATCTGCAACGCCAACGGAGGGCATCGTGAGACCTCGACTCAGCCCCTGGTACGTCTTCGGCATCGGGCTGCAGCGCACCCTTCGAGAACCGTATCTCGACGCAGACGTGCAGCCCTCGGGCGAGTACTGGGCGTGGCGCGTCAACAAGATGGGCGGCGACCTCGTAGAGGTAGGGCTCCGTCCGACTCGCCGAGAGGCTTGCGAAGCCGCTACTGCATTCATGCTCAAAGCAAAGGAACTGCACGATGAACGCACGACACCCTGACGCACGTGTCCGCACGGTATGGCCTGAGCCCCCAGACGGGTGCATGTACGTTGAGCAGTCGCTTGCCGGTGGGGACTACATCTCTACCGGGTACTTCTTCCGGGGCTCCGTCGACGCTCAGGCGAGGGGGCGCTCGGTCAAGAACTGCCGGGGTGTGACCTCGTTGTTCTTTGACCTCGATATGCTCGGCCTCGTGGACGCTGCTCGCCTCGCTCGAGGCAACGCACTGCCCGACAAGGCTGCAGACCGCAAGGCGCACATGTACCAGATGCCCGACGAGCAGCGTCAGGGCTTCTTAGACCTCCTGCTGCAAGACGTTGGAGGACTGCTCGAGACTGCCATGGGCGCACCTCCGACGCTCACTATATGTAGTGGCTGGGGCTATCACTTCCACTACGCTGTAGACGAGGTGATGCGCAGCGAGAAGGCTGCCCTGCAGGCTCTGCACGTTGCCATTGTTGACGAGGTGAACGCACGTGCTGCCGAGCTTGCGCAGGGCTTCCATCCCCCTTTGACGACCTACCACAAGGCATACGACCGGACGCACGATGTAGGCGCCCGACTCGCAAGGGCACCGGGCAGCATGAACACGAAGTGTGCTTGGCGTCTTCAGCCTGTCGAGGTTGTCGCGGCCTCCGATACTGTGCTCACCTCCGACATCGTAGGCCGACTGCAAGCGCAGCACGGCAAGCAAGGACAGCTCACGGAAAACAAGGCGACAGCCCGCCCAAGTCCGGTTCCTGCCCGCAAGCGACCGAGACAGGCGAAGTCTGTAGACTGCGACTTTCGGACGCAGCGACTCGCAGACGGCAGAACGTGGCAACAGTGCGCCGATGCCCTTGCCCCAGGCGAGCGGCTGAAGGTCATCTGCCCGTACGGTGGCACTAGTGTCGGCAGTGGCTTCTTCCATCGCGAGAATGACGGAAGGATGCGCTACTACAGCGCCCCTAACGCCACAAGCTACTGGAACACCTACAAACCTGCGAGCACACCGGGCTTAGCCGAGCTGCGTCGCGAAGCCTCAAAGAAGGACGGCACACCGGGCAGGGTGAAGAACTCGATGACGAACCTGCACACCATGCTCACCCATGACGCAGCCTTCAACCTCTGGTTTGATTCCTTCAGAGAACAGGAGATGGACGGGCACGATGTCATTGACGACGGTGTCTGGATGCGCGTCGTTACGCACATGGAGACCGCTTACGATTGGCACTGGCGTATTGGTCGCGAGATGCTGTTCTCTGCTGTCGAGTACGTCTGCCGCAAGTTCACCCGCAATCCTGTGCAGGACTACGTCAAGGCGCTCAAGTGGGACGGGTGCCCGAGGATTGACCGATGGCTGCTGGAGGTCTGCAATGTCGAGGACCTGCCCATTCACCGCACATATTCGCGGAAGTGGTGCGTCGGTCTAATGGCTCGGCTCTTCTCGCCTGGCTGTCAGCTTCACACCTGCATGTTGCTGACCGGTCCCCAAGGCTGGGGAAAGAGCACAGTGTGGCGAGAGTGGGCGAACTGGCCAGGGCAGGACGGCCTCTACAGTGACACCCGCTTCAATATCAAGGACAAAGACAGCTACATGCAGCTCTACTCGGCTCTCATCTACGAAGACGCCGAGATGGCGGGCAGCAGCAACGCAGACCAAGAGACACGCAAGGCATTCATCACCTCTGCCATCGACCGATTCCGGCCTCCCTTCGGGCGCAAGCTGCGGACATACCGCAGGCACACCGTCATCACGATGACCTCAAATGAGCAAGATGTGCTCAGAGATCGAACGGGCAGCCGTAGGTACTGGGTCATCCCCTGCCGGGGTGAGACTGCCGGCCTCGACTGGCTGCGCAAGTACCGTGACCAGCTTCTTGCCGAGTCGTATGTTGCGTACGACCAGGGAGAAGAGTGGTGGCTCAACAAAGAAGAGACACGAGAGAACCGACGCGCAAACGGAGTCTTCCAGTACCTCGACTGGTTCTCCCAGTGCGCAGCGAAGGCGCACGACGCAAACAAGGGAGGCAGGCGCAACCGGTTCACCGTTGCCGAGTTTGCCGGTGCCGTAGACCCCAACCTCAGCACGCAGCGCTTCGGGCTGTCGCTGAGCTCGGCACTGCACGGCGCAGGGTTCCTGCGGTATCGCTCGGCTGGGGTCACGTATTATTTCAAGGACTGCCCGGCAGAGGGCAGCGACACTGGCATTATTGCAATCAAGAAGCTCACCCGTAGCGACTTTGAACTCACCACAAGCACATGAGAGGACACACCATGTTTGAACTGTATAGCTTTACCGACGACCGAAAAGACCTATTCACCGCCCTTATCAAGGCTCAAGCGTCTATGGGCGCAGCCGTCAAGGACAGCAAGAACCCGCACTTTCGCAGCAGCTTCGCGTCTTTGTCTGCCGTCATCGGCGCAGTCATTCCCGTACTTAATGAGAACGGTGTAGGCGTTCTGCAGCTGCCTCACCTCGATGAGTCCCTCGTGCAGCTTACGACCGTGCTCATCCACAGCAGCGGGCAGATGCTCAGCTCTACGGTCGCAACTCCGATGGGCAAGAAGGCAGACGCGCAGGCAGTGGGCTCGGCTATCACCTACCTCCGGCGCTACTCCCTGCAGTCCATCGTAGGCCTTCCTGTCGAGGACGATGACGGCAACGCAGCAAGCTCGCGAACGGTGCAACGCAGGCCTGCTCGGCGCACGGTGCCCGCTACTCAGGACTGGGCGTCGCTCATCCTTGCCGAGCTCGAGGGGGCAGGACTGACCGTTGCAAATTTCAATACGTGGGCGAAGTCGAGCAAGCGCGGGACGCTTGGCTCTATGAGTCCCTCGCAGCTCAAGAACTGCCATGCGTGGCTGGATAGCGCCAACGGCCTCGCAATCATCAAGGCCACCATCACCGAGCAAGTCTAAACCACACCGAGCACATGAGAGGACACCATGCAGCTATTCGACAACAACGACGACACTACTGCCCGCATCATTGACTTCTTCGAGACGACCCCAGGGGAACACCGAATGGGCAGGGTCACGAAGCATCTTGGCATTGAGGGATGTTCGGGTATGGCCTACGAAAAGATGCGCGACAAGCTCACAGTAATGGTTGTTACTGGCACCTTGTCCCGAGTGCAGCGCAAAGAGGGCGGGCACTACTACTACTCTTTGGTCGAGAGGCCTGCCCCTGCCTCGGGTAGCGTGGTGACGGCTTGGGCCTCTCAGGTCGATGACCTCAAGCGCGAGGTCGCAGGAATCTTGTTGATGCTCGACGAGGACATAAAAGCGCGCGACGAGGCTGCACGCCGAGTCGCGGAGAAGGTAGGCCGGTTGAAGGTCGCTTCTGAGCTCATCCGAGTCTTTGATTCTACATGGGCTATGCCTCGCGCTCTCGTGGGTCGCGTCTGATGCCGTCGCTCTTCATCGGCATCGATCCGGGTCCGACTACGTGCGGCCTCGTGGTCTATGCCGTTGCGGAGGGGGCACCCTTGGGCGAGGTCGTACTCTCCGAAGGCAAGGCCGACTCTGCCCGAGTTCGAGAAGTCATCGCCGAGCTCGCAGCTGACTGCCCGACCGTAGTCATCGAGCACACCCACCCAGGCCCGCCGAGCTGGTCAGTCATCCACACTACGGTCATGCTCGGGCGCTACTGGGAGTACGCGCACGGCCTCGGGCTGCAGGTGTGCCCAGTACACCGCAGGACAGTCAAGGCGACCTGGGGACGCTCAGACAGTGCCATACGTCGCAGCCTCATCGAGCTGCACGGCATTGACCCTGACACCCACCACTACAGACAGGCAGGCCCCCTACGGGGTGTGTCGTCGCACGCATGGCAAGCACTCGCTGCCGTGCTCACCCACCACAAAGAGAGGACAACATGAGGACACTACCTACACCCGAAGAGTGCGCGACCTGGACAGACGAGGACTACTTCGCCTACGACGCAGTCAACGCAAGCGCACTCAAAGAGCTGGTCAAGAGCCCCAAGCTCTACCAGCACAGCCTGAGCGTAAAGAAGCCCCCTACCATCAACATGGTACTCGGCTCGGCTATCCATTGCCTGACGTTCGAGGCTTCGGAGTTCGAGCTTCGGTACGCCATCTGGGAAGGAGGAAGCCGGCGCACGAAGGCCTACAAAGAGTGGGCTTCCGGCGTTGCTGCCGAAGGTCGGGCTATCCTGACAGAGTCCGAGCACATGAACGCCCTCGAGGTCGCTCGTGCCGCGACACGTCACCCGCTGCTGCTCGAGCTACTCGGGCACCCTGGCACCCACGTCGAGCGTGTGATTGTCTGGGATGGCCTCTTCGGTGTCTGCAAGGCAAAGCTCGACCTGTTGCACTACTCCGAAGAGCACGGACTGATTGTGGCCGACCTGAAGACGACAGGCAGCGCACTCGATGAGCACAGCCTTACGCACTCAATGGGGCGCTATCTCGTTCACCTGCAGCTCTACCACTACTGGCAAGCAGCTTGCGCCCTGTTCGGCCTACCGGTCAACGAGACCTATGACGCTCGCCTCATCGCACTCTATGCCGAGACCTCTGCCCCGCACGATACCGTCGCCTGCGAGCTCGGACCCGAAACGCTTGAGCAAGTCAAGTCGCTGTACTTTGACCTTGCCGAGACCTTCCACGAGTGCCAACGCCTGAACAGCTGGCCCGGCTACCAACGCGAACGACTCGTCGAGGTTCCTGCCTACTACACCCAACAAAAGTAAGGGGACACCATGCCCGCATACATCACAATCACCGCCCGACTTGCCCGAGACCCTGAGCTGCGCGAGACGCCACACGGGAAGAGCTTGTGCAAGCTCTCGCTGCCCAACGACTCAGGCTGGGGAGACAACAAGCAAACCACCTGGTGGGGCTGCACCATCTGGGGCAAGCGGGGCGAGACCGCTGCGAAGTACTTGACGAAGGGCTCTTGGGTGACTGTCACCGGTGTGCCCAGCCTGCGCAAGTACCACAAGAAGGACGGCACTGAAGGCAGCAGTCTCGAAGTGGAAGTCAACGACTGGGGGTTCTGCGGTCCTAAGCCCGAGGCACAGCAGCCGAGCTCTAATCGCGGAGGCTTCGGGAACGGCTACAACGCAGACGCACCTTCGCCCGACCTGCCGTTCTGATGGCCGGGCAGCTTTGCCCTGAGTGACAACACCAGAAGCAGGCAGTGCAGTGCCAGAAGCTGCGTTGCCTGCAGCCTACGCCTTGCTCGCAAGGTCTCGGATGAGCTGCCCGAGGGTTTCGGTGAGCTGTCGGAGGTCACGCTGGGTGTCACGCAAGGCCTCGTGCTGCAGCTCGAGTCGAGTGACTCGCGTCTGCATGTCATGGAGGGTCGCTGAGTCTGCCGCCACAGCAGTCTCACGTGGTGAGAGTAGCTTATCTTTGACCGTCAAGGCAAGAATAGCGCTCAGAAGACCCGCGATACCGCCACCACCGACGCCCCACATGTCCGTAGCTACCTGGACGTGGGGCGCTGCGGCCTCTTGCGCCCATGCGCCAGCGGCAAGCAACATGAGCAACATCAGACGTCTACCTGCTCAAGCGCGTCACGAATGCCTGCGAGCACTTCGGCGCGACCTGCAATGATTGGCTGCACCATCCACGCAATTGCAAGGTCGCTCACCCTCTCCCACATTGCGCCCTTCGGCTCAATAGCTGCGTCGAGCGCATCGGTGAGCTCGCGAGCGGACCCCATTACCAGGGCTCGCCCCAACTCTCGCAGGACTCGTGTCTTGATGGGCATCGGTGTCTCCGTCTCATGTGTCGAGTTGCCAGTGTGGGCCGTCCTTGAACGACTTCCAGTCTCCGCCCCATAGTAGCCGGTGCGAAGGGCTGACTCTCCCCTCTGTCTGTAGCCGTTTCCACGTTGCCTTGAGGTGCGCCGCAAGCGGGTGGTAATGGTCCCAGTCCCAAGAGACGCCGCCCACGTAGGGCGCTGCATCGACGGCCATGCTTGGCACTTCGTTATGGCGGCTTAGCGGCCACCCGAGCTGGCTCTTGCCTTCGGCCTTCATCTGGTTCTGCCGTTCGCGCCCCCGGAACCCTTCGAGGATGCTGATGTCGGAAGGGCAGGCAGGGTCGGCGAGTGCCTCGGTGAAAAGCAGCACCAAGTCAGGGTGACAGGTCGACAAGCGCTGTTTGCTTCGGCTGGAGTAGTGGTAGCTCATTCGAGCGCCTGCTTGAGTCGCTGCGCGAGCTCGGTATTGGTCAAGCCGTCGAGCACCTCGACATTCCGCTGAGTTCCGACCCGCAGGAGGACTACACGATTGTCGCCGAGCGGGACGCGCTTAGCTGTCTCGCCGCTTCGCTCCGCTGCGTCCAGGTCCCACTCAATCACGAGGCGGCCCGAGTCGTCAGTGCCGACTTGCTTTTCATCGATGTCAATCATGGGGTCGCCTCGAACCGGAGGATGCGGATTGCTTTGATTGTGCATTTCAGCTTTTGAACTACCGCAAACACGAGCCGCATATTGCTTGTGTACTGCGTGGTAGACGTGTCTCTCGACAATCCCCAGCTGCCGCACTGTAGGTAATTGCCCGACAAGTCGAAGAAATCCTTCGCAGGGAGAGCGGTTCCAACTCCGTCGTAGACGTTGGCCGACATTCTGTCACCGTCGGTCAAGACAAAGTCCATGCGCCTTTGAGCGGGAGGCAGGCTCGGAAGTGCCGCAATGGCGGTGTTTGACCCGTTGGTGCGGATACTTCTTTGCTCGGTAGCGGAGCCAGTTCTTGCTTGGAAAAACAGGCTCCTGTACTTGCCACTCGTGTACGACGTTGTGTTGTTCAGACCGCAGATGAAACCGGAGAAGTCATCGGCTTGAATGTCGTAGTCGTCAATGACAACCTGCACGCATAGGGGGTTTTCGCAAAGCCACTCATAGCTGAGGTCGGGGATTTCCTCAGACAAAAGAAACGCGAGACCGACTACGCCACCGGTCGAGTTCACTCCCTCGACTTGGAGCCCCGAACCGTTCACCAACTCCATTGTGCCGTTGTTGCTGCCCGACTTGAGGTTGACCGTAAGGCTCCACGAGGCCGTAGCGTCGGTGAGGACGTAGTTTGTGCCGCTGCCAGCGGTGTAAGGCCCCTGACTGACACCATTCTCAAGGTCAAAGTCTTTGTAGACTTGCCACGAGCGCCCGGTGTCAGGAGGGCAGGGAGGGCAAGGACCGCCCGAAGTTGGGCCGCCTGATGCGCCGGTACTTGGGTCAAAGCATGGGACGAGAGACATAGGTTACTCCGTCCAAGTGACAGTAGACTGAGTCAGAACGGGCACAGTGCCTGCGTTGTCGACCTTGGCAAACACGTAGAGCGTACCGTTGCCCGGTCCGGCGAGCGGCTGGAAGAGAGGCAGGCGGACTGCGAAGGCCGCAGCCTGCACCGTGGCTGTCGTCACACCGGCGACAAGCGTTGCCTCGGTGTCGGGCACGAGCACTTCGTCACCTGCTGCATCTGCGCAGATACGCACCGTCACCTTCGTCGCGCTGGGTGCGCCTGGGCTCGTGAGCTTGAGATGCAAGCCTTCCACAAGGCCCCGGTAGTTGCGCTTCTGTCGTTGAAAGCTGGGGAGGTTGGCCTGCAGGTCATGCGCATGCACGGCAGCAGTAGCGAACGATGTGCCGAGCGATTGACTGCCAGTGACAAGGCTGTCATGCAAGAAGTGGGTAATCCGAGTGGGCATAGTGGTCTCTCCGCATGCGTGGACGACAACGAAGGCAGTGTATCACTGCCCGGTGAGTATCTGTTGAATCTGTAGCGCCTGCTGTCTGCGGGCATCTTCGGGGTCTGCTACCGGTGCCTGCTCGAGCAGTGCGGCCGCTGCAGCCTGCCCGCCTGTTGCCGGTAGTGTGGACCCTCCGTAGACGGTGATGGGCTTGCCGTCCTCTCTCGGCACGAGCTCGACTGCCGAAGTGCCTGCAACGAGTGCTTTGTTGATGACCTCGGGTGTGAGGGTGCGCATCAAGGCAAGCGCATCGGCACCCTCTTCGCTCGGCTCGATGACCTTGTAGAGCGGTAGTCCTCGCTCATCCCTGCCCCAGAGTAGGTGAGGCATCCCCTTGGGTGCCTTTGTCCAATACTCGGGAAGGTCAGGGTGTGCGAGCTGCTCAGGGGGCGGGACAGTCTGCGGCTTGAGCACTCGCTCAAACCAGTCCCAAGCGCCCGACTCGCGGCCTGCGTCGAGGTGGTGAGCGTAGAGCGCTGCTGCCCAAAACATCTGCTCATCACTGACCGGTGCAGCGCCTTCGATTCCCTGCGTCTGGTAGCCGTCACCCTGCGCGAAGCTCTCGGCTGCAGCAAAGACACCGGGCAGCAGTTCGTCTGCGAGGGTGCGGGTCAGTGTAGTTGTGCCCTCCACGACCTGGTCAACCATCGCCCCAGCCTGCTCGCTCGCACTGGCTGCTTGTTTGAGGTCTTGCAGCAGAAGGTCACCCTGCCGAGCCATGCCAAGCGCTACCTCGGGCGCAGCAAAGAGGGGAAGCTCAGGACCAAAGAAGACCCCATCGCCTGCAGTCACCAGCCCGAGAGACTTGAGCGCCTTGTCTCCGTGCAAGTTGTGCGGGTCCTGCGCTCGCGCCTGCTGCATCTTCGCCTTGAGCAGTACGCGCGCCTTGCTTGGGTTGCTCATTATAGCCTTGAGCAGCTCGGTGTAGAGCTTCGTGTTGCCGGCTGCGGTCGCTACGAACTGCCCAATGCCGTCACGGATGACACCGGGCACCTCGCTGTAGTCGAACATGGTGCGACGCGCTGTCTCCGCTGCCTGCCTCGGTGCCTGCCCCTTGATGAGCGATGCCTCAAAAGCGGCTTGCCTCATGCTCATCTCGAAGGCTTCGGCCGTGCGGGTGTAGAACGACTTGTCCAACGGGTTGAGAGCGCGCTTTGCCGCCCCTTCGAGCGGTCCCTCTGCTGCTCGCCTGGCATCCCTCAGCAGGTCATCGGCAAGGCTTCCTACCCGCTCACTGCTCACAGTCGAGTACCCGAGGCCGGTCTGCTCGGCGAGGTCTTGCAGCTGCTTGCCGGTGTAGTAGACACCGTCGTCGGTAGTAAGTCCGCCCCCGAAGACTCTCCTGCGAATGATGCGCTCAAGCACATCGCCCGACTCTTTTAGCCCTACAGTCAATAGGGGAGTCAAAGCCTGCCTAAAGAGGGCATAAGGAAAGCCTACGACATTGGGCAGAATGTAGCCATACTTGGCATTCTGGACCATGTTGCGGCGGCCTGTCGTAAAGACGAACTCACCGGCTGTCTTGATGACACCTTGCACCGAAGCTCGCGCCCTCGGGCTAATGCCTTCGATTAGCTCGGCGAACTCTTCGCCGTTCTCCGCAAGAACCTTCTCGGCATGGGACTGCATTACGTCGTAGACTCGAGGCCGAGTACCGCTACCTGTGCGCAGTCTGGGCACCTCTACACTCTTCGCCTCGGTCAATGCTGCGACGTATCGATCAAAGCCGGTCGGCACTTCGCCTGCCTGCGCTGTCACCTTCTCGACTGCGCTACCGAGCTGCTCGGTGTACCGCCCTCGGGCTGCGAGTCCCTTTTTTGTGCCTTCGTCGATTGCGACCTTCAGTAGCGCCTTCTGATAGTCGGGTGCCATCCAAGAGGTAAGCCTCGAGGAGCCCCGCGCGCCTGCGAGGCCGGGCACGTTGGCCTTCATCAAAGCCTGGTCGACTGCCCGCACCGTGGCTACCGTCGGCATCTCGGTCGCTATCTCGTTGATAAGTCCGCGCCTCGAGGCCGTAGTGAAGAGCTGCAGCGCTTTGTCTTCGTCGCCGTACATCGCACCCATGACCTTGACCCATGCTTGCTTGGCATCGATAGGCGAAGGGGACCGGGCAAGCTCTTCGCGGAAGATGGCGCTGGCTGCATCGTCGGCACTGCCGAGCTCTCGCGACTTGGCTGTCATGCGCTGCCCGATGCGTGCATGCTCCGTCTGCGCTGCTGCTCGGATGTCTGCGCGAGCTCGTGCGACTGCAGCGGTCTCTTCCTCGAGGTAGCGACTGCCACCGAGCACGGCCTTCGCTCGCCTTGCTGCGGGTGTCTGCAATGCTTTTGACTTGAGCAGCAGGTCTATGCCTCGGGTCTGCCCGGTGATGTAGGTCTGCGCTGCTGTGAGGTCTCGGGCGAGTCGAGCGACTTGCGGTGCTCGGTTGATGGCATGCGCGTCTTCAAGGAGGGTTGCCGCCTCGCTTCGCAAGCTGGCAGGGACGTCTTGCCAGCGCTCGAACTTGCTCAGCTCTGCGCCGATGGCATCGGGCAGGCGGTCTACTACGTCCCGAGGCGAGCCCCGGTAGGTCTCTCGACGGAATGCACCGAGGCTACGACGTAGGGCGGCCTCATGTGCTCGGGGAACGCCTACGTTCGTAGTCACCATAACGACGTCATCGGGCACGTTTAGCCGGAAACGGCGCGCGAAGTATTCGGCATTCTCGCCAAGTATCGGGGTGACGTCTGCAATGACCTGCTCGACGGTGGCACCGGACCGGACAGCCTGCATAGCTCGGGCTGCAGTCGCTTCGTCAAGCGCTCCAGACTTGAGCACGTTCTCGGCTACCTTCCGCACTACGCGCGCATCGGATGCCCTGCCCGGTGTGATGGCTGCGGCGAGGTCTGCGATAGGGTTGGCGAGCTCAAGCGCTGCGGCTTGTGCGGCCTTCGCCGGCCTGCCCCATCCTGTCATGCCGCCCTTCTCGAGTGCTTCCGCTGAGCGGATAGCTAAGCGAGCGGCTTGGCTTGCAGCCTTTGTCTGCGTCGCTGCTTTGACGGCCTTCGTGGCACCTCGGGCAGCAGTGCCCGGTCCGGCTGGTATGAAGAGCTCGCTGAGACTGCCTGCCCAGTACGCAGCGTCGGGGTCGCCCCAAACCGAGGCATACCAGTCGCGCACCGCAGGAGCGTCAAGGAACTCGTCGCCCATAGTGCGACCGGCTGCGACGTTCTGCGCGATGCGCGCCCCCTCCGCTTCCTTCCATCCTGCGAAGTCTTCAAGCGGGTTGGGCACTTCCATCACCGAGACCGTGCGCCTGCCCTCGGGGTCAAAGGTCGTCACCTTCCTCGTCTGCGACTGCGTTGCGACGCCCGGAGTAGGAAAGGCGAGCTGCGGCACAGACTGCAGCAGGTTGGTGAGGCTCTGCTCGGCCTCAGGAGACACCAGGCCGGCAAGCTCTCGACCGACCTTGCTCGGTAGCTGCAGGGGGTAGACGACGTCGGGAATACCGAGGGTGCGGCGGCCCTGCGCAATGGCAAGCCCGAGGTCATCGGGGTCTACGGGCACACCGTCTGCATCGACTTCGTAGCCCAGGCCCCGAAAGTATCCCTCTGCTGCGAGGGCAGACACCCATCCAAGCGTAGAGCGCATCGCTGCAGCGAGCTCGGTCTCTACTACTCCGGCGCTCTCGCCTGCCTCGGTGAGGATGCCCGAGAGTAGCGGCCCTGCAGTCTCGAGGACTCCGACGTCTTCACCTGCTGCGATGCGCCGGTCTATGTCTGCCTGCCTCGCTCGGATTCTCTCACCCATCTGCCGCGCAGACTCCGCACCTAAGATCGGTTGCAGCGCAAAGACTTCCGCTGCCTCTTGCGAGGCCGTAGGGCGGCTTTCCTCGCCTGTCGGAGAGACATACACCCTCTCGGTCACGTACTCGCCCGAGGGCAGCACGGCGGGTATCTGGCGCGTCTGTATGCGGGTAGGACGGAAAGGCGCGAAGCCTTCGGGGGCTACGTCCTGCGGTTCTTCCCTCCCCGGCTGCAGCACTCGAGTTGCCTGCCTTGCTGCTGCCCGTCTCTCCTGCTCAAGGATGCGCGCCTCTTCGTTGAAAACCTCACCGGTCGGCACCATCTCTTGGCGGGGCTTAATGCGCTCGGCTGTCGCAGCCTGTGCCGCTTCCTCTCGCGCTGCAGCGAGGTCTCGCGGGATGTCGGGGGCAGGAAGCTCGAGCTCGGCGATAGGCTCGGGTGCAAGCCTCCGCGCTTCTTGGCGTCGGGCAAGCTCCCTGCGTGCAAGCTCCCTGCGTGCAAGCTCCCTGCGTGCTTCGTCGGCTGGGGTCATCGCAGGTAAGCCTCAAGCTCTTCGTCAGACATTCTGCGGTAATCAAAAGCCGGTGGCGATGGGGGCTCGGCTTCGCCTGCAGGCGCTGCGGAGTCGTCGGGAGTATACGCGGCAAGCGCTGCAGCCGAGTCGACCGGTGCGGGTGCGGGTGCGGGTGCGGCTGGGGCATCGGGGGAGGCTGCCTGTACGGGTCGGAGCGGGGCACCGCCTGCAAGCACTTGCTCGATACTGCGAGCAGCTCGTGAGCCTCTCGGCACGTTGTAGGGCTCGCGTCCTTCCTGCATGACCTGGTATCCATCTGCCGTCTCTCGGTAGACGAAGCGAGGGTCGGTGGGGTCTACTTCCACATCGAGGTCTACTGACCTGCGAGGGGGCGCAGATAAAGGCGCTACGGCTTCGCGCTCTGCTGCGAGAGACGCAGCGATGCGAGACCCAAGGATGTCGCGGTCGGTTGTGGTGTCTCGCTGTAGGCGCTGCATGAAGAGCGCTTGCTGGTCAAGCTCTCCCTCGAGGTCTGCGGTAATGGCTGCGTCATCGGCAACGGCCTGCTCTTCGGCCTTGGCTTCTCGCTGCTTTGCTGCCCGTTGTAGCTCTCGCTCGCTGGGGCTTTCGAGTCCTTGGGTGTCGTACTCTTTCGTAGCAAGAGCGAAGGCAAGCGCCCCCTGCAGCTCTTCACCCTTGAGCACCTTGCCCAGTTGCTTCTCGAGCTTCGTGATGTCGTAGGGCTTGCCCGTTGCGTCGAGCTGTCGCACGAGGTCTGCTGCCATGCGCTGCTCTCGCGACACTGCCTCAAGCGCAACATCGCCGGAGATGACAGACTGCACAATGTCATCGGCTGCTACCATTGCGCCGTAGTATGGGCTCTTTTGGTACTGCAGGTATCTGCCCCCGTTGCGGTCGGGGTCATACCCTCGGGCGATGAGCTCGCGCTTGAACCGCTCGCGGGTAGGGTCGGTGTACTGCGCACCCGGTGCTTCGGTGCGTAGCTGCTCAAGCTCGGCTACTCGTGCGCGACTCGCAAGCACTTCGCCTTCGAAGTTGACCCTCTGGTCGTTACGGTATGCCTGCTTTGCTGCGGCTTCGTCGTAGAGCGCCTTGGCATACTTGAAGTCCGCTTCGCTTGCGAAGTCCTCGACTGCGAGGGCTCCGTCTTGCATCGCTGCAAGGGCTGACTCGAAGGCTTCGGCCTCGGTCGAAAAGCTCACACCCTCGGGCGCTGCGGTCTGCTGTCGACGCTCTACGATGGCTTGCCCGTCGTACCCTCCGCGAATGCCTGCAGGGCCGGCGAAGAATGCCGCTTCAAGCTGCTGCTGCGTCGCTCGCTCGACGGCCTGCTCTTCGGGGCTGGCTGCTCGTGCTGCTCCGCTTGGGGCTCGGCCTTTGGCTACTCGCTGTAGCTGCCCTCGCACCTGATCGATGCCGCCGGCCTCAAGGCCACCCTGCACAAGCAAGTTGAGAAGCTCGCGGCCTTGCTCGGGTGTGGTGTCGGCAGTGATGGCACCGAGGGCAGTGTTGCGAGCGTCGATAGGCTTGCCCGCAGCGAGCTCGCGCTTGACTTGGTCGCTGACTGCCTTGGGTAGCCGTAGGCCTGCTGCCCTGCCCGCTGCGCCTGACGCTACCCTGCGCCGTGCTGCGTCCTCGCCTGCGTACTGCTGCTGCAGGAGTGCTTGAGCGCTGCCCAAGTCCTGCGGCCGTACCCGGAAGACCTCGTTGAGGTTGGTGAGGTTCTGCCGCTCGGAAGCCATCAGGCTGTCGAGGTAGTTGACCCTGTCTTGCTCTACCTGAATGTCTCGGGCGATGTCTAAGTATCGCTGGTAGCTCGACACTGTGCGCGCGTAGCTCTCGATGTACTGCGGCCTGCGGCCTGCGAAGCTCGTGGTAGCCATCAACTCACCTGCGGACTGGGGGGACAAGACCGCCGAACTCGAAGCCGACGGGCTGCGGCTGGTAGCCTCGGTAAAGCGAGAGGTCATCGAGCTTGGGGATAGATGCCTCTTGCATCTTCGCTGCGTGCTGCATGCTTACCGCCTGCATGCCTACGTCTGCCGCACCGGCGAGCC